CCTCGCCATCGTGGACGGCAAGTTCGTCTTCGCTGACCCAATGATGAGCGGCAAGGGTGCAGAGGAGTTCGGTAAGGTCATCACCGAGGCCGAGGCCAAGACGCTTGCCCACTGGGGCATCGGCGAGGCCAACGCCAAGCGCAAGACGCCAATGGCGTGGATCGTTACGGTCAAGGCCTCAGCCATCAAGCCACAGCCAGTTGTGCCTGTTGTAGCCACCCTGTCACCTACTCCTACAATCAACGTAGAGGCACCTAGGAAGACCGTAGAGGCCCGAAAAGTAGAATCTGGTACTAAGACACCATCCGAACTGGACAAGGCCATCAAATCCCTCGAGAACTTCGATTGGGAGTCTGTCGGCAAGCAATACGCTGGGGTAGCAGCCGCAGCCATCAAGGGGTCGAGCAAGGAAACTACCGTGCTCAAGAAGATCAAGTTTTTCCTCACCTACGTCGCGGTCAACACGAAGTTGGACGAAATGCTGCTTGATGCAGCCCGCACCTTCTTGACCGTCTCCATCTCAGTCGCCCTTGGCCTCGGCATCCCGCTCCTCGACATCAACGGTGGAGACTTCCGCCTGGTCGTGTCGGCTGGACTCGCCTCGGCCCTCCAGGTCGTCGTCAAGGCGCTTGACCCAAGCAATTCAGACTATGGGATCGTAAAGAAGTAATGCCGAAGACAGCAGCCTGGCAGCGCAAGGAAGGCAAGAACCCCAAGGGCGGTCTGAACGCCAAGGGGCGTGCCTCGTACAAGGCGCAAACTGGCGGCACACTGAAGCCGCCCGTGAAGAAGGGTGACAATCCACGACGTGCATCGTTCCTCGCCCGAATGGGGAACATGCCTGGCCCAGAGCGCGACGAGAAGGGTCGTCCGACGCGCTTGCTCCTTAGCCTTCAGGCTTGGGGTGCCAGTAGCAAAGCGGACGCCAAGCAGAAGGCAGCCGCTATGTCCAAGCGTCTGAAGAAGAAGGATTGAAGCAGGTCAATCTCGACATCGCCAGGGACCTCGCTCGCGGACGCGGAGACATCGCGTTCTTCGCAGAGCGTTGGCTGGGGATCAAGGGTAACCCAGGGCAGGTAGCCTGGTGGGAAGCCTGCGCTGAGAGAGACGAGACTGGATTCCGACCGAAGTACATCACCACGGTGGTATCGGCGGGTAACCGAGCAGGCAAGACCCTCGCCATGGCAGTCGTCTGCTTCCACCACGCACTCTACAAGTTGGGGCTGGCTAATCCCACCCCAGGCGACATGGAGTCAGCCCGTCGCTGGACAGATGCCCCGTACGAGTGGTACCATGTGGGCATCCAGCAGGAGACCGCAGAGTTGGTCTTCCGAGAGATCGAAACGATCCTCAACGGTGCCCATCCCGCCCAGAAGGGCCGAGGATGCCCGATCATCAAAGAACTCGGCAAGATCGTCGAGACCAACAAGAAGTATCGTGGTGAGTATCCGTGGATCAAGTTCAACCCAATCGTGGGCGGAGCGAACATCCACTTCCGAACCACACAGGATCGAGCCAAGGCTCTCCTCGGTAAGGACATGAACGGCATCTCGTTCGACGAAGCAGCGTTCGAGCCTCACCTGCTGATGATCTACCAAGAGGTACTCAACCTCCGACGACTCTCGACTGGCGGACCGCTCCACTTCATTGGAACGCCGACGGAGGGAATCAACGACTACTCCGACCTCTGGGAAAAAGGAAACCCAGAGAACCCAGAGAAGGACGAGAAGTTCATCTCGTTCCGACTCTCGACTAGATCCAACATCGGGTACGGCCTGACGCAAGAGAACTTCGATGACGTTGTTCGACAGCAGGCAGCCTACCTGATCCCACAAAACATTGACGGGTACTTCATCGAAGCCAGGGACTCGTTCTTCTGGTCAGTGTCGGTGCAGTCATCATTTAGGAACGAAGTCGCAGAGCAAGGCCCGAAGCGCCACCATCGGTACGTCCAGGGCGTTGACCCTGGTATTTCACATGACGCAACCTGGGCTATTACTCTCGACATCACGGACCGCCAGCATATTACTGGTACCCGAATCCGCAAGCGCGGAGGCAAGCAGAGCATCTCAGCCGTGGTCAACATGGTGCGAGAGGGTCATCTGCTCTATAACGAAGATGGTGCGTCGGCAACGACCATCGTGGACTCAACTGGATTGGGAGGACGCCTCTTCCAGCAAGAGTTCAGCATCATTAAGCCGATCCGAGGTTTCGACTTCGGCGGCACAAAGTCCAAGAAGGTCGAACTTCTGAACGACCTGAAGGCAGTGATCGATAAGGGTCAGATCAGTTTCCCTGTGGGGGGCGCGTGGGACGAGTTGCGCAGGCAACTTCTCGCGTACAAACTAGACGATAAAAAGTTGGAACAGGACGCAGTGATGGCACTGGCAATCGCCGTGCGACATGCGCTCCGCAACCCAGAGAAGCCCGTGAACGACCCAGTGTTCACATATTTTGGAGTAAGTGACTAATGGCTGAAAAAGTACGAAAGATCCCAGCAGCGTTCGAAGGAACGCGGGCGATCCCAGCGCAGTACACGACAGACCCAGACATCGCGACGCCAGAGCAGATTGCGTCCATTGGTAAGGCGACCGACAAGGCTCGCAAACTTACCAAGGGACAGGTCATCGTCTCTGCGCAGCCAAAGGGCAAGCCAGTCGCCACGTCGCCAGTTGGCACATCCGCCACCCGACGTGCGCTTCGTGCTGCACGACAACTCACCAACACTGGCGTAGCCAACGGCGCAGAGCGCAACATTGCCGATCCATCGATCAGCGTCCGAAACCGCGCAGCGTCCAAGATCCGACCAAACTTCGAGAAACTTACCCTCGGCGAGCAGAACGCCGTCAAGATGCTCGAGTCCTCGCTCACTGGGCGTGCTGAGGACCCACGAGAGAACGAGGAACTCCTCTTACTCCAGGAGATCCTTGGTCGCAAGCAGATGGTCGAGCCAGAGCAGAACCGACTCCGCTCACTCTTCCGACGCATGGACAACCTCTACCACCCAGAGACCATCACCCTCGGTGGTGCTGACCACTGGGCCGAAGATCCAAGCGCACGACTCGCTGGCCGCGCACACGTCTCGGTCAACATTCACCACGCGTATGTGCAGATCCCTGCTGCGATCCAGGCCGTCCGACCAGTCATCAACTACGTTGCGACTGGCCCGACCCCAGAGGAGCGTCAGGTTGCGCAACTCCGAGAGCGACTCTACTTCCGCTGGTGGGAAGCCAACGACATGGACCTCACCCACGAGCATGCCGCGCTACTCAAGGAGTTGTACGGCCACACGGCAGCCAAGGTGTACTGGGACCCAGTTGCAGACCTCCCAAAGGTCTCGATCATCGAGCGCCCAGAGAACCTCTACCTCGGCTTTGGTAACAGCGACTACAACCGCCTAGACTGGGCACTGTACTGCTACGGCATGTCGCCGCAGGCTGTGCAGGAGGATTACGGCGTTGACGTGATCCCAGTCAAGCAGGGCGAGAAGTGGTTCCCGTACACGACACGTGGAACGCACGACGATCCAATCGGCAACGTGTGGATGAACGCCTTCGAGCGCAATCCGCTCCGACGCGAGACCGCGTACGAGCAGATGCAGGTCGAGGTGTACGACTATTGGTACAAGGTGCCGACAAAGCCTGGCCAGGCCCCCCTCGTGTACAACGCGATCTTCGTCGGCAACACGCTGGTGAAGAACGACGCGCACCCAGAGTACCAAGGACAGATCCCATACGTGCATCTTCCAAACGGGAAGATCCCTGGCAGCCCGTACGGCAAGCCAGCCCTCTATGACGCTGAACAACTCCTTCGCGAGAAGGATGAGCGGGTCACTGCCATGGCGCAGATGATCCAATCTGTTGTCGGTGGCCAGATGTGGCAGTTGGTTGGTGCCGAGGCGCCTGACGAAGTTCCTGCCAATGCGCTGCCAAAGCCTGGCCGCGTCGCCACTCCTGGCCCTGGCAACGAACTCCGTGCCATCCAGCCGTTCATTCCTAACTTCCAGATCGAGCAGTACATCCAGCGCGTCGACCGCGAACTCGCAGTCGCCACGGGCTTGAACGACCTGCTCCTTGGTCTGGCTCCGTCGCAGGTGCTTGGTTCGTCACGAGCCATCGCTGCGCTCATCGCCAATTACGAGGCACGACTTGCCCCGAAGCGCAAGGTCTTCTACTCCTGGATGCGCCAGGTCTGGGAGATGTGCGCACGCATCTGGGAAGTCAAGGACCCAGCCGTTCGCGAGGTCATTGGCGGCGAATACCGCATTGACATCGTCGCGCCTGAGTTGACGCCTCGAGACACGCTCGAACTTGCTTCGACCGCGATCAACCTCGTTCAGAACCGCATCTGGAGCGCCGAGCGTGCTATGGATCGCGTGGGCGTGGAAGATCCAGTCGGCGAGAAGGAACTCATCCGAGACGAGCAGACCGACGCTACGATCAACCCTGCCGCAGTCGCAACCATGGCTCAGGTCATGAACATGATGAAGCAGATGCAGATGCAAGAGCAGCAGATGCAGGCACAGATGGGAGCCGCAGGCGACCAGATGGCGCAGGCACAGAACGCTCAGCGTACGCTCAACACGCCAGTGGCTGGTAGCCAGTCACTGAACCAGCCAGAGAACCAGGCCCAGCAGCCGCAGGAGGCCCTCCCAGCCAACGCGGCGGAGCCTGGCGAAGAGAATCTTCTCCCCGCTCCAACGGGGACCAATGAGGTACCCGCCTAATGGCACGACGAGGACGATTCACTAGCCCAAACAGCGGCGGACAGAACCTTAGCGCCCTGATCGTCTCGCTTCTACGCGAGCGCAAGAGCGCAGAGGAGCAGTTGCTGCTTCAGCGATTCCAGCGACGTGAGGTCACCGCCGAAGAGGTGCAGGCCTTCTACGACACCTGGGCGTCGACTTCTGGCTACACCGAAGGCTCGCTCGAGTACGAGCAGTTGAACGACCGCAAGAAGAACGCGTACGACACGGGAATCAAGTACCGCTACGACGACCTGATTGCCGACTTCAATGCCACTGGTGGCAAGAACTACACAGAGTTGATGTCGTTCCTCAACGGCGCTGCTCAGACGGTGAACGATAAGAACACCGCCCAGCAGTATCTCGACCTGCGAAAGAATGTAACAAACAACTTCATCAACGAGGCCTCGAACCAGTTGCAGATGGGCCAGATGACCATCGACGAGTTTAGGACTCAGGTCGATGCTGGCATCAACTCATCCTTCACCAAAGGTTCGAAGGAGTACAACGACGCAAGGTACTCCGCATTTGTTGCTGA